CATCCAGGGGGGCCTTTTGGGGAATGTCTGATTAGAGTAGTTTGACCAATTCAGCCCAAGTCTTCGGTCCAACCACGCCATTTGAGTCAATTAGGTCGTGATTGTCTTGAAAAGCAATAACTGCCTTCTTAGTGGCATCGCCGTATATGCCGTCTGCACGCAGGCCTAGAGCCTCTTGTACAACCTTGACGTCTGCACCAGTATCTCCTGGCGTAACGGGTCCTGGGAACGCTGGAGCCTGTGAGACGGGCACCTCAGCTTTGACCTCGTTGCCCTTGTAGTTAGGACGGCCCCAACCTACGATAGAGACTAGAACCTTCTTTTTGTTTGGCTTGTAGGCACGAACCTGCTCGCATACTTCGCCACCATTGCGTTGGTCACCCTTTTTCTTGCCAGAGGTGTTTCCTTCAATGGTTGCTACAACGCCATCGGCAATAATGCCTGAGCAGATACCTACGTGAGAAATTCGGTTGACACCATCTCCTGGGAAATCAAAGTACAGGATATCTCCTGGTTGAGGTGTTTGACCACAGTCTGCTTCAAACCATGTGCCCATCTTTTCAAATGCTGCTGCACCTGCAACTGTAGAGACAGTATTAGGAATCTTAACCTTTGCCTCGTTAGCTACCCACATGCAGAAACTTCCACACCAAGGTAGGAAGTTAGCCTTTGTAAACTTACCGTACTTGGTCTCGTTGTCCTTTGGGCCTTCAATTACGCCGACTTCTCTGCGAGCAATGTCAATCATTGCTTGAGCTGTTCCTAATGCTGCCATTATCTTTTACGCAATTTTCCAATTACGTGCTTAACAGCTCCACCAAGGGTGTCATTTGGCAACTTTGTCTTTGTCCGAGTCTTTTTACTTGAAGTTACTGCAGGTGCGGCTTTACTTGCGGGAGCACTAGGCTCTGAATCCCAAAGTGACTTTGCTGGCTGTGCTGCACGTGCATCATTTGCAGCCTTAGTTCGTCCTGCAGGTGTCTGCATAAACGCTTCGTGTTCGGCCTTTACGTAATGATGTTTGCGGGCGTTGTACCCAATGCGTTCTGCAGATAACAACCCACCAAACTCTTTTGTTCCATTTGCTTTATGAATGTTTAGTCCGTGACGAATGTCTGTGCGAACATCGTTCACAGTGCGATGTCCTCCGTGGTTACTAGCCATGTCTGAGTCATGGCCTGTTCCTTGATGATGACCCATATCTGACTTTCCAGTACTTACTGGGTGATTTTTTAAATAGTCATTTTCACGCGCTAGGTACTGTGGGTTGTCGCTGTATCCCTTGCTAGTATCGCTAATGCCGTTCTTCATATCTGCAGCGTCGTAACCAACTTTTCTTCCCCTGTGGTCGTATGCGCCACCTACTTTAAATCTACCGTTTTCATCGTATGTCATTATTTTTTCTTCTTTCTGTGTTGGTTACCTTTTGCGATGTTCTTAGAAGCATCCATTACCTGGAGGTTCTTCTTTCCTTCGTTGTGCTTGTTATTGTCTTTGTGGTCAACGTGCTTGCTCTTAGGAAGCTTCTTGCCTAATTCTTTTTCTTTCTCATAACGAGCTGCGTTAGTAGATTTGAACTTCTTCGTTACTGTGTTGTAGATAGTCATCTTCTTGCGACCACCCTTGGACTTATCTTCGTAAGGGCCGTAAACTTTGACTGTCATTGGTCTACCTTATATGCGCAAATGCATTTACAAGTGTCTACTGTGCAGACACCCAATTCCATCTCGTGGTCACACTTAACACAGGTCATGGTCATAGTGTATGGTGTCTCCTATGCCATTTAAGGATAAAGTCCAGCAAAGAGAAGCCTCTCGCAGACATTACTTTAAGAACGCACCTGCCATCAAAGAAAAAACGGCGGAGAATAATCGCCTCATAAGACGGCGTAATAAATCTTACATTGATGGCGTTAAGGGCACGAACCCTTGCGCCGATTGCGGTATCTCGTATCCACCTTACGTGATGCAGTTTGACCACATCGTTGATGGCAAACGAGGCAACGTGGCTGATATGGCACGCTCTGGGTTCTCCATTGAGAACCTTCAGGCTGAGATAGACAAGTGCGAGCTCGTGTGCGCAAACTGCCACGCTGAAAGAACGCACGGATACAAAGACGAGTTAGAAGAAGACTTTCCTAACGAGGCTTAACGCCGAGGACGCTTTTTTCTCAGCGACCGCTTTTTAACTCATCCACTAAGGAAGCCCAAGTAGTCAGGTGCTTCCTATCAATCTTATAGAAGGTCTCGGTGATCTTGCGATACGGGTCTTGCGTTGTGTGCTTGAACCAATGTTCCTTAGTGTTGGAGTGAACAACCAACATATTGCCTGACTTCTGACTGACCATCACATATGCGTAGGGCTTGACCTCTTTGGCTTCGTAACCAGAGTAGGTATCTACATAAAGATTAGATTGCCAGAATACAGATGGGTCCTCTGAGAAACCTAAGTTACGCGACTTAACCTCTAGAACTAAACCGTTATCTAGAATGATGTCTTTCTCTTCTTTTGTTAGGCGCCTGATATCAGCGTCCGAGGTGACAAGTTCTAACTCAGGGACGGTACAACCAATACCCTCTGCACGAAGACGCTGCGCAACTAATTCATTGAAGGTATGGCCTTCCGTCATAGCTGCGTGGTAATCAAACTCTACGAGGCCCACAACTCTTCCTCCAGACGTAACGCTGCCTCAACGGTAGCAGGGTCTGGCTTTGGCTTTACCTTTGGCTTAGTTGTATTTGAGAGCGGTTCATGGTGCCAATCATCTTTCTCTTTATAATGATTGAACTGTTGTTTTCGGTTCTCGTGCAGCTTCGTATATTCTTTGGCGTACTTGTCATCCATTTTATTCCTCATCCCTTCTCCAGTGGATAAATGATTTCACATAAACTGCGGCGTAAGCAATAGCGGAAAAGATAAAGCCGTACTGCTCTGTTATCACTGCGTAGGTAATCCATAGCACTTCATTGGCGCAGAGTATTAGCCAACCCCAAATAGTCTTGCGGCCTACGAAGTAGATGCCTGCTACTCCGATTACTGCTAATACCCAGGACCACATTACTTGAAGTCCTTCTTAGTCCAAACCTCAACGTAGAAATACCAGTGCACTAACTCAAGGCAGATACTCTTATCGTAATTGCAGTAGAAGAGACCGATGCCCCAACTATCCCACTTACCCCATCCGAACTTGAGTTTCATTAGGCAAGTGCTCCATTTGCCTTTAACTTGTCATAGATATTTGACATCATAAAACCAAGGCTTGGTTGTGATTGCTCAATCTGAGACTTTAGTGCTGCTTCATCTAATCCGGCCTTTATGCCTAACGCTAAGTTATCTGCATTAATGCTTTCCATCATTATGTCTATTGCTTCATCTTTTGTCATTCTTGCTCTCCTTTGATTTGTGGTTTTTAAAATGTTCTGCGGCTTGGTCTTCGCGGTATGTGCCGGCACATAGTACACAGTTCCTTAATATTTTCACTACTTGCAACTGTTAATCCTTTTCTCGGTAATGGCGAAGTATCTCAACGTCATATTTAGCGTTGGCTTTAGCTTCTATAATCATATCGTCAACGATGGATTTACGGATTGCTGTGTAAATCTCTTCGGGGAAGTCTACGTCAACTAACTTCGTCCAGGGCTTGCGTAAGGTGTATTTTCCAAGTTTCATGCCTCGGAGCCTACTACTTTTTTTTCCCCTTAACAATAGAACGGCGAATCTGGTCCATCTTGTATTGAGTCCCTGGGTCCTTCTGAATATCGTTCCAACGCTTCTTAGCTACTACCTGTAACTCCTTGCGGGCTGCAGGCCAATGGAAAGCATCGCCATTTTCAGGTGTAACTATTGACCATCTATCTGGGTCATGGGATAGCTTCTCACCTGTAGTTGAGTGTGCTGCTCCCTCTGGTGTTTGTGCAATTCTAAAGGCTGTGCCGTGCCAGCGGTTAAATGAAATATGACCTTTAAATTGCTCACCTGAGATGTTATCTTGGGCGCTCAACTGGCACCTTCTTTACCTTCTTACGGTTGTACACCTTCTTTGAGGGTACGGCGCCTGCAGCGTTAGAGCGA